TGCTGCAGCTATGGGATCGCCTATCTCGCCTATAGACGCTCCTGTTTTTTGAAGTGGTGTTGTTGCTAATGTTTCAGAAATAGGTAATCTCTTCCAGTCAGGATATTTTTTATACATTGCTTTGTATAAACCTTTAGCACCTAATTGGCCAATATCAGCAATATCTTGAACAGTTCCGGTTGCTAATCCTTGTCCAAATTCAGCAAATTGCCTTGGTAATGATTTTTCAACATTAGGAGATTGTGGAGCAGATGCTTCTTGACTCATTAATCCTATTTTTTGATTAAAATCTGATCTTGGCATATCGGTATAATGAGTAGAATAAAGTTTATCTGCTAATTCATTATCGGATAAATCATTATATTGCGGATATTTTTGTCTAATCTGTTGTAACGTTATCGCCATTATCTTATTCCTAATGGATCATTATTTGCTGTTTTCTGTCCACTCTGTGTCTGTGCTGTTTGCGCCTGTCTATAATTAGGATTTGGTATTCTTACTGTTTTATATTGAGGATCTAAAATATCTCTAATTGTTCCCGTCTTAACAGGAACTTGCTGATATAAATAAGGTTCTTGTCCTAACGATATGCCACCTCTCAACATTTGCTGATCTTTTATAGCATCTTGATAAAATTCTTTTAATTTTCTATTTACTCTTGATGAATAGCTTTTCTTAGTTTCTCCTGTTAATGGAGTGATAATTTTAGATACTTTATCAATAGTTTTATCTGTCGCATTTAAATTCATCATGGATAACAATCTTTCCGGCATAGCCTCTAATTCAGCTTTACCAGTAGCATATCGTGACACTTTACTAGCAGCTTCTTCATCTCCACCTAATCCTTTGGCCATACTTTTTGCTAAATCAATTTTAGATTTTGCAGATAAAAAATCTCCTAAATTATTAACAAGCTCTCCAACAGATCTTTCAATTTTAGGATAAGCAATAATTCCCTTTTGAAGTTGTGAAACTTGTTGTGGAGTAGGAGCAGAAGTAATTTGTCCAGTTAATAGATCAATAAATGTTTTACCAGCAGACCCACCCTTTGTTATTCCTGTTTCTGGTAAGGCAATTTTTTGTCCTGTCATTACGCCAGGAATTCCTTGTTGTCCAGCACCAAAAGGAGAAGCACCACCTACATTGATAACCCCTCTATCTGGTTGGCTTACAATTGGTTTTCCAATGTTTTGACCGCCTTGATCACCTTGTCCAGATTGAATTGGTTGGGCACCTATATTGACTGCAATACCCTTCGAAGGATCAGTCAGTTTGTGATAATAATTAACCCAACTTTTTAATCTTGGATCAGTCGGATTTGTTTTATATAATTGATTTATCTGATTTAAAACATAGTTTTGATTTCTCCAATTAGTTTGTTCTATCTTAGCTTTTGTTAAGGCATCTTTTAATGGATCTCCAGCTAATTTTTGCTGCATCATTTGCTCGCCATATTTTTGCTGCAATTGATTAGCAAGTTGCTCTTGCATTAATTTTTCTTTGGCCGCTTTCTGTTGCATAGGGAATAATTGTCTACGTTGAGCCATTTGCTCTCCACGGCCAAACTCTCCCATAATGTCTACGGGAGCTTGATAACTTAATACTGGAAATGTTGGCATATATTTAACCTCTATTTTTAAGCTGCCATCGCGGCAGTTCCCATCCAACTCGATGCTTCATCTGGATCAACCCAGCCACCAGCTCCACCGCCTGCACCACCTCCTTGCGAGCCCATAGCTTGACCTAAAATATTCGATAGCATTTGTTGTCTTTGAGCATCTTGAGCTCTTTGTAATTCAGCTTCACTTAAATAACTGCTACCAAGACCACCTGCTAATTGATTGGTTGCCTGAAATCCAGTTCCAAATAAATTCTGCATACCACTTAATCCGGTACCATACAATCCCAATGCATTTTTCAAATAATTTTGATATTGCTGATCTGCTAAACCAGTTATCGTTCGCGCAATATCTGTTTGATGTTGTGGACTACCAGCCATACCGCCTCGTGCAGCTGCAGCATTAGCCGCCCTGGTTGCTTCATCAACTTGGAATTGATAGCCAGGATCTGCTTGAAATCCTTGGCCAAAACGACTTAACATAGCCCCTGGATCTCCAACTAATTGTCCGTATTGTTCTTCCATGGTAGGAAGCTGTCTCATCCCGGCCTCTTGATAAGGAGAATATTGCTGCTGAAGCATCTCACGCATTTTTCTCAATTCATGTGTTCCAGCTGGTTTGCTACTTCCAAACATTCTTGAAAATACATTGCTCATAAAAACTCCTAAATAGTCTGAATTTCTTTAAATGTTCCGTTAATATTTATTAATAACTTATCATTTGTTTCATCATAAATTAATGCCCGATTAGATTTAACATTATCTAATTTGGTGATATTTGTATCAGTTTGCGGCGGTACAAATAATCCTTCTTGTGAATAATTTTTTTGTAACTGTCCAATTAATTGAGATAGAATTTCTTTCCAGCCTGGTGTTAAATAACCGTTTTCATCAATAACTTTTGTATCTTCAAAATTAATTAGTTCCATTTAATAACCCTTATTGGTGCACATTAAAAACACCGTTCTTCGATACAAATCTTTCTTTACCATAAAATCTAAATTGAGGTGTAAATTCATTCATATAACCTAAGTTATATTCATCATACATGTTTGCTCTATCACCAATCTTTTTCATTTCCATTTGGACATAATTACTAAATGAATACCCACCATCTCTAGATACTGACATATCAATTCTCGCATTATCGGTATAATCAAATTGTCCTTGTTCTGTTACAAAGCTTAAATTATCAACGATAAATGGATCTGAATCAGGTCTTCGATATGTTTCACAAACTCTCACTCTTGGGATTTCCTTTCCATCAAAACTCCCATATTTCGTATTTAATTCATAAAGATTCCCATCATTTTCAGAGATGAAATAATAGGTGTTATTGAAAAACGAAATTTTACGAGCTATATGATGCCCCATATATTCATCAGTAATATAATAAAATGAATCATTGTTAAAATCATAAATAAGAGTGAAATTATCGTCAGCATGTGAAAACGTCAGTAAATAAATTAAATGTCCATCTTTCTTGAATAATGATCCGTATGATTCCTCTGGGTGAACAACCTGTCCAAATTTAGCGTTAATACCATCTGTTGAAATCTGTTTTGAACTACCGCCATCTGTAACAAATAATGCTAATCCAGACTTTTCATTAACACCCAACCAAACAACAAACTGATCACTTTTAGCAATGGTTGCTTCATTGGCAACGCCATAATCAATATTGTATGAACCTGAACGTTGATAAGGAAATAATTGATATCCTATATCTTTCCAGGGTTCTGTTACAATTCCACCGACAACTAATATTTGTCCAGCTTTACCAGGAAGACTAATAACTGCTTTAACATTATCTGCTTTTGTTTGAAAGTCACCTTCTTGATCAGTTGGCCATTTTGTCCCATCATTAATATCAGATAATCGATATAAAGGTTCACCTTTAACCGCAGCAAGAAACCGACCATCCTGAAAATCAATATAATTGGGTATAAAATCAGTATCTATTTGCCCGAATGTTGAATTTAAATAATCATAGAGATAAATATGTTCTTGATCACATAATGCGATTTGCTTTGCATTGTTTTCTTCAATATAAATAGGACCAGAATAAGTTTGTAATTCTCCAAGCTGATTAATCGATAAATTCTCATTCATCGTATAAACAACTTGATCAATAACAAAAATAATCGCGCCTAACCGTGTACTTGTAAAAATACCTCTTCCTTCCCCGCCTTCAATCACTTCATAAATCTTTTTATGACCAGGAAATGGAACCATCCAACCATCAGAAATAAACATATTAAAAGTTGCTTCACTCGATATTTTATTATATCGACCAAATTTATTAGATCCTACAATCTTAAGTGGTAATGTTTGCGCAACTACAGACTTTTTTGTCATGATGGAAACCACCCATTACTTAAATTTGCATAACCATACTCATCAACCATCTTTTTATTTAATGAGGATATTTTCTGTGTACTTAAATCAGCTGGTGATAAATTTGCTAATCGTTTTTTAATCTCTAAATATCGTTTAGCAGCTTCTGGTAAGAACGTGATGTTATAGTCTTCACAAATAATCTCTGCTAATCCATATTTTAAATATTCAATATAAAAACGATCGTAAATAGTTTCTAAATCAAAATCTAAACTTGTCACTTCATCTAATGCAAATTTACCCCATATAATTAATGGATAATTGTCATTAGGTATAAAGTACAAATTAATATTTGCACCACCTAATGTTCGTTCAAAATTCCATGTATTAGGCAAACTACCGATATTATCAGCTCGGCTTGTTCCGTGATAATCTTTACGTCTAATTGGACGACTAGAAAAACGAACATCCCCAATATTAAAAGTTAATGTTTCGGCATGAACTAAATTAGGGATAAAATAGGTTTCTTGTGCTGGAACAGCACTTAAAGTATATTCTTTAAAATAAGGAATATTAT